GATGATTAATAACTGCTAAAAGGAGAATCAAAAGGTTCTCCTTTTTTTTTATATTATATAAGGCAAGAAAACCCACTCATCTTTAGTGGGTGGGATGAATTGCCTTAAAAAAGAATTAAGAAATATATCGGCAGGGACTGTCGATTACACTGATGGAGCAGATGTAAGACCCATCCAAGGGCAATCAGCAATGAAGTCAGAAGCCCACAAATCTTTAGTTTGTGGGTAGTTCACATATATAATAGATAAAATAAATAAAATGAAGGAAATACGTAATTGCAACTTGGATGTAAGAAATCTCAATGCTGATTCAAGAATGGTCGAAGGCTATGCTTTGGTCTTCAATAGCGAGAGTACAGACCTTGGAGGTTTCAAAGAAGTTATAAGCCCTTCCGCGCTTCAAGGTGTTATTGAGAAATCCGATGTTCTTTGTTTGCTGAATCACAATGAAGACAAGGGGGTGTTAGCAAGAAGCAACAAAGGTCACGGTTCACTCCATTTGGAAGTTGACGAAAAAGGACTGAAGTATTCTTTTGAAGCTCCAAAGACAGCCTTGGGTGACGAGCTTCTTGAAGGCATTAGAAGGGGCGATATTTCAACATCTTCTTTTGGCTTTGTGGTTGGCGATGATCAATGGGAAAAACGTTCTGATGGCACATATCTAAGAACGATTAAAACCATAAAAGAACTTTTTGATGTTAGCCCCGTCTACAAGGCAGCCTATAAGTCCACTTCTGTGAATACACGTGGTCTTGACAACTTAAAGCAGAAGGAAAAGGAAGAACTCGATAATTATTATAATGATTTGGAAAAGAAATTGAAATGACAAGTTCATTAGAATTAAAAGACAAAAGGGAACAGTTAAGGTTAAAGGCTGAGAATATCCTTAATGCCGGAAAGGCAGAAAGCCGAAAACTTACAGATGAAGAAAATAATGAATACAATTCAATCTGTAAGGAAATTGCAGATGTTGACAAAGAATTAAGAGATTTGCAAAATGAATTAAATAACAAGAAAGAAATTAAGAAAATGACAAAAGAAAATTTTTCATTGATTAAGGCTATCAGAAGTGTGGCCAATAACCAAGTGCTCGATGAGCGGAGTCAAGAAGTGGTTAATGAAGGTATTGCAGAGATGCGTAAGAGTGGACAGTCTTTTGCTGGTCAGATTGTTCTTCCAGTAGAAGAAAGAGCAGATGTACAAGCAACTGTAACTGGTGCCGGGGCTGAAGTTGTTGCTGAAGACAAATTAAATATCCTTGCACCAATATATCAGAATCTCGTTCTTGCAAAGGCGGGTGCACAGTTTATGACTGGTCTTGTTGGAAATGTTTCGGTTCCTACTTATAGTGGTGCAACAGTTGGATGGAAAGGCGAGGTAGATGCAGCAGCCGATGGTGCTGGCACATTTGGTGAAGTTGAACTTTCTCCAAAGAGATTAACAGCTTATATTGATGTATCAAAGCAGTTCTTAATTCAAGATTCTGCGAGTGCTGAACAGCTGCTTAGAAATGATATTGTCAGAGCCATTTCAAATCAGTTGGAAGCTACAATCCTTGGTAATGAAGCTGGCACAAGTGTAAAGCCCGAAGGTATCTTCAACGGTTCAACAGACGTTGCACTCACATACGATTCTTGTGTCGATATGGAAGCAAAACTTGATGGTGTTGAAGCATATGCTAATCCTTCTTATATTGTTAGTCCTTCCATCAAGGCTACTCTTAGAAAGGCAAAGACTGATGCCGGAAGTGGTCAGTTTGTTTATGAAAACGGTGAAATTAATGGTATTCCTTGCTATTGTAGCTCAGCTGCAAAGGGTATTGTCCTTGGTGATTTCTCCAATTATGTTATTGGTCAGTGGGGCGGTGTTGATTTGACTGTCGACCCCTACACCCAAGCGGCTAATGGTAAGATTCGGATTGTTGTGAATTGCTATCTAGATGCGAAGGCTTTGCGCAAGAGTGCTTTTGTAACTGGAGTTGTGAAGGCTTGATAAGTCTATTATTTGATTAAAAAGAAAGAGCTATGTACGTAACATTAGAACAAGCAAAGAAGCATCTTAATATTGATGATAGTTTCAAGGATGACGACAAGTATATCCTTGACTTAATC